CTATATTGTTGGCTTAATATCTCGTCGTATCAATCATGCAGAAAGGTTATCTAAGCAATGAATGAAGTAACAGATAATGTGGAAGTAGCTGTTGAAACAGCAACAGAAGCACCTGTTCGTCCTGAGTGGCTTCCTGAGAAGTTTGAGTCGCCAGAGGCACTAGCTACATCTTATGGCGAACTTGAAAGCAAGATTGGGCAAAGCCGTGAAACAATTCGTGATGAATTGATGGCTGAGTTTGAGCAGGAAGTTTACAACAACAGACCAGAAACTGCCGATGGCTACACAATCCCAGAGTCTGTTGATGAGCAACTTGCGCTTGATAACCCTTTGTTCCGCTGGTGGGCAGATCATTCGTTTGAGAATGGATACAGCCAAGAGGAGTTTGAAGGCGGCATATCAAAGTATGCTGAGTTTTTTGCTGCTCAAGGCCCTGACTTAGAAACAGAGCGTAAGAACCTTGGTGAAAATGCTGATGCTCGTATTGAGGCAGCTAATGCTTGGGCAAACAGTTTCTTTCCTCCGGAAATGCATGATGCGTTTCTTATGCTTGGCCAAACTGCGACAGGCATAAAAGCAATTGAATATATGCAATCGCAAATGAAACAGCCAAACATGCAAGGCAACACAGAGACTGTAGGCAAGCTAAGTCTTGAAGATGTCAGATCTATGATGTCAAATCCGAAGTATCACGATCCTGTTCGTAGAGATCCTGCGTTTGTAAAAGATGTCGATGCAAAGTTTGCCGCTCTTTTCCCATCCTGATGTAATGTTTGATGATGGCATTAAGAGTATAGTTAAAGCCACATCAGAACACGCAGCATACCTACAGCATCATCTAAGGGATGAGGACGTAAGGGAATGTAAAATGCACGGTGCAACGCCTTGGTTGGCGTTGCATACCCCACTTGCTTTGAAGGGTGCAGAGACTTGGACAGGCATTTATAAAAATGTCCCTATGTGCATGTTCGGCACAACACCCATTAGTTCCTATGATGACATTAGTATTGGCACTGTATGGATGCTTGGCACTAACGCTGTCAGCGATGAGTACAGGGTTTTTCTGCGTTTAAGTAGAATAGTTGCTGACTATCTTTGCTCTCAATATGACATTGTTGAAAACATAGTTCCTATAGAACATCACAAAACAATCATGTGGCTGACATGGCTTGGGTTCAGTTTTAGTGAAATACCTGTTGAAATAGGGGGTGTTGAGTGTGTACGTTTTGTGCGTTGCGCTTCTGATGTAGGAGTGTCATTCAATTAGTACGGCCTGTTTCAAACTGACAGCCCCAATGGGACAACTGGACGACGGACGAAACGGACAACCGACGAAACCGTAGTAATCAAATCGAGGACTGAAAAATGGCGAGTACAATTGACGTCGCATTTATCAAGCAGTTCGAGTCCGAAGTCCACATGGCCTATCAGCGTATGGGCAGCAAGTTGCGCGGCACTGTTCGCACGGCTGGCAATGTGGCTGGTAGCGTTGTTCGTTTCCAGAAGATCGGCACTGGCTCTGCTTCAACCAAATCACGCAACGGTAACATCACTCCGATGGAGCTGACGCACACAACCGTCGAAGCTACAATGGCTGATCACTATGCAGCCGAGTACATCGACAAGCTGGATGAGTTGAAGACTAACATCGACGAGCGTCAAGCTGTAGCGACATCCGCTGCTGCTGCTCTTGGTCGTAAGACTGACGAAATCCTGTATACAGCAATGGATGCTGGGGCTAACTCAACACAGATCCATGACACATCATCTGCTCTTGAAAAGGCTGATCTGCTGTCACTGTTTGAGACTTTTGGTTCTGCAAATATTCCAGAAGACGGTAATCGTTATCTGGCTATGCACCCAAAGGGTTACGCCGACCTGTTCCTCATCAATGAGTTTGCATCGTCAGACTTTGTTGGCGAACAAAACCTTCCATTCGCTGGCGGCATGACAATGAAAGAGTTTCTTGGCTTCAAGATTTTCTCTACATCAGCGATCACTGCCGGTAAGAACATGGCTTACCACACTTCTGCTGTTGGCCTTGGCGTTAATGCCGATGTCTCAACAGAGGTAAACTATGTTCCTGAGAAGGCCTCACACCTTGCAACGTCGATGATGTCGATGGGCGCAGTTGTTATTGATGACAACGGTGTCTACGAAGTCCTCGACAACAATTCATAAGGGGGATTTAGAATGGCTTATTCTTCATCTGGTCTTACTCGTATGGCAGGCGGCGGCGGTCATAGCCTTTGGTTCTATGACTCAACCGACGCTCTGACTGCTGTTCGTGTGTCAGGATACTTTAATGATGCAGCCACCATGCTTAATGTTGGCGATGTCATTTTTGTATATGACAGTGATGCGCCGACTATGGGTATCTCTGTCGTCCTGTCTAACACAGGCTCTGTTGTCGACATTGCTGATGGCACTGCCATCACAATGACTGACAGCGACTAAAAGGATTGAGGGGGCGTCTCTCCCTGTGATGCCCCCTCTTACCAAACATGCCATCAGTAGCTAACTCAGATATAGACATCGCGGCAGCGGCCCTGATCCTTATTGGAGCAGACCCGATAACGTCGTTTACTGAAACTTCTACTGAGGCACTTGTTGCCTCAAACATTTATGAAGATGTCGTGCAGTCAGCATTGTGTGCAAGTCGTTGGAGATTTGCATCTAATCAGGCTGAGTTGAATAGATTGTCTGATGTCCCAACGGGCAGATATGATCTTGCGTATCAACTGCCAGCAGATCTTTTAATGCTGCATGCGATAACGGTTAACGACAACATCATCGAATACAATGTATATGGTGATCTTGTTTACACAAACGGGTCAACATCCGACAAGGTAATTGCTGATTACTCTTTTAGAGTAGGCACTGAAAAATTCCCAAGCTACTTCATACTTGCTCTTGAGTATTCTTTAGCTTCTGCATTTGCTGTTGCTATTGCCAGAGACGAGGGGCTTGCATCTTTGCTTGAACGTAAAGGTATGCAGTTGATGCAACAGGCAAAGACCTTGGACAGCCAGCAGCAGACAACGCGGAAACTTGTTACGTCGAGGTTCATTACTGAAAGGCGCAGTTAATGGCGAGGATTAGAGTACCGCTCAACAACTTTGCTTTTGGTGAAATAAACCCGTCTTTGACTTCGCGGACAGACACACCTGTGTACACTTCTGCTGCCGAGACTGTGCAGAATTTCTTTATTAGAGCAGAAGGTGGGGTTGTCACAAGACCGGGAACCCAGCGTATACACAACTTTGGGCATACGTTTGATGCGTCTTTGACGCAGCAAGTTCGTATTGAGGCATTCATTTTCTCAGATGATGAGAAGTACATCATCGCATTTTCTACTGGCAAGATAGAATGCTTCCGTATTCACCCGACAACTGGCGCTGTAACTCTTGCACAAACACTGACCGCTGATGTCAGTAGTAATGCAATACCAATTACAAACAGCAACCTTACTCAGTTTACATTCGCTCAAAAGGGCGACTTTATGTTTTTGGCGCACACATCTTTCTTGTGCAGGGAGTTGGTGCGTACTGGCCTAACTTCATTTGAGTTGCGTGTTTATTCTTTTGAAACAGACACGACTGGCGACAGAACATTCCAGCCATATTATAACTTCCAAGTTCCCGGAACGAGACTAACAAGTAGTTCTGCTGCGGCTGGCACTGGGCGTACCCTAACAACATCTGATGTGTCAGGCAGTGACGCTGCTTATTTTGTTTCTGATCATGTTGGCACAAAGCTTCTTATAGGGGATGCAGAAGCAACGATTACTGGTTTTACAGACAACCACACAGTAACGGCAACCTTACATGGTGATATAAAAGTTCAGCTTGATATCGATGCATTAGAGACAAAAAAGGATTCTGACAAAGTTGAAGTTACTCATGCGCTGCATGGTTTGAAAGCCACCAACTCAGTTACAATTGCTGATGCTGGCGGACTAGGTGGTATAACCGCTTCCAACATAAATGGCTCTCGGACTATCAACAGAATCATAGATGAAAACAGGTACGAGATAACAGCAGGCGCAAGTGCAACCTCAGGAGAAACAGGGGGCGGTTCTCCTACAATACAAACAACCAATACAACTGAATGGTTTGAGCAGTCATACAGTTCTTATCGTGGCTTCCCTCAAGCAATCACGTTTCATGAAGATCGACTTTGGTTTGCCGGAACGCCAAGTCAACCTGACGGGCTTTGGGCATCACGCACTGGGCGTTACTTTAACTTTGACCTTGGTGATGCAAGCGACGATTTTGCATTAGACTTGGATGCCGCTGTAGGTGTTACCAATCAGATTAGACATCTTGTTTCAAACCGAGACTTGCAAGTTTTTGCTTCTCAGTCAGAGTTCTTTTTGCCTGCATTCAATGATCGCCCAGTAACGCCTGCAAATGCCAAGATCTCTTCTCAAACGCCATTTGGCACAGGCTTTGTTCGCCCCCAATCTTTGGATGGTGCAACATTATTTGTTCAAGCAACAGGCACTGCTGTAAGAGAGTATGTATTTTCTGAAGCAGAAAACTCATACACCGGCGGCATGGTTTCGCTCCTGTCATCACATCTAATCAAGTCTCCCATTCAGCTTGCAGTAGTAAAGGGTTCCTTGTCTCGTCCGGGAGCCTATGGCTTTTATCTGATGAATGATGGAACGATTGGTGTTTATCATTCAATGCGGCAAGAGAAGAAGGCCGGTTGGATGAGGTGGACGACTACAGGCAAGTTCCATTCTATCTGCTCTGTAGATGAAGACCTGTTCGTAGTCTCTTCTAGAGATGATGGATCAGGAACAACAAAACTGTTTTTGGAACAGTTCAACACCGATATGAAGATGGATTTTTGCGATTCTTTTTCTGGTTCAAGCGGTGTGTTTAGTGTCAGCAGCCACTTCTCAAATGGTGCAGTTGTCGATGTTGTAGACGATACGGAGTATTTAGGTACGTTTACAGTTGCCGGTGGGAATGCAACCGTTGCCGCAGTTAAAGAATCTACATCTTCACAGATTGGTTATAAGTTCACGCCTGAGTTAAAAACACTGCCTATAGACGGTGCAGTTCCCGGCGGGCAGCTAACAGGGCAGCCAAGAAAGATCACAAGGGTAATCCTGGATTTAGAAGAGACATTGAGTGTAAGCGTTAATGGTACGGATTTGATTTTGCGTACTGTGCAACAAGATCAGTCTCAATCTTTGACCGCTGTAAGCGGCAAGAAAGAGTTTAGGGTTCTTGGATATAGCAAGGATCCAAGGGTAACAGTTACGCAGTCTGCTCCACTATCATTACAGATTAATGGTTTGATTGCAGAGGTGGCTTTCTGATGAGTTTACAAATTGCTGGCGCACTCTTTAGCGCGATAGGACAACAAAGAGCCTCAAGAGCAGAGGCAAGGCGGCAAGCTGCAATTGCTCAACAGCAAGAGCAAAACAAAAAATTTGAGCAACTTCGTGCTTTGCAAGAACACAATGCTCGTGTTGGTGCTTACATTGCCTACCAATCTACAACAAATGCTGTCAGAGCCATAAATCGACGCGGCCCTAATGACAGGTCAATCAAGGCTTTGATGAAAGCAGGCAAAACAAAGTCTCAAGAAGATCTGGCTCGTTCTGCCACACAGTCGTTGTTTACTCAGTCTCGTATGCAATTTGCAGCAGACGATGCTCGTTCCGCTGGCGCGACGGCACTACAAAGCGGGTTCTTTAAAACAGCATCAAGTCTTGCAATGATGGGCTACCAGATGCAGCAAGTCACTCCAACAGGAGACTGATCATGGCAGAGATAAAAAGATTCAGCGGCGATACTGTTTTCAACAAAGCTATTGGTGTTGTCCGTCCATCTTCTGCTGGTGTTCAAGCTGGGAATGAAATGGCGCAAATTGGTGCGCGTATGTTTCAAGCTGGTTATGAAAGAGAAGTTGCTAAACAAAAGACAGTTGGCAAGGAATCTGGCATGACCATGCCGATCCGTAACGCAGAAACAGATGCGCTTGAGTTTCGTTCTGTGCCTGAGTCTTTGTCTCCAGTTGCTGCACAAGAAGCGCAAACTGTTATTGACCGTCGTTATCTTCAAGCCTTGAACTTGGATATTAAAAAACATGCAGCAGAATTAAGGTTGCAGCATGAAAGAGATCCAGAGGGTTTTGATACTGCCTTCTCTGAGTACATAAAATCTACTGTAGATAATGCTGGCAGATACTCACAAGCTGCTAGAGAGATTGGCTCTGATTATGCTGGGCAACATTACACAGCAATAATGGCCGCTAAATTAGACTTTGAAGATAGGGTTGATTACCAAAATAGTTACGCAACTATTGTTGCAGCAGGAGATGATCTGCAAGCCAGAAGACTTGCCCCAGATGCAGTTGGTGAAAATGACTTAAGAAGTCTTGATGGTGAGTTTGATGAATTGATTCGTCCTAATGGTATCATTGATCAGTTTGGCGATAAGCATGCTGATCGCATTAGTGTGACACAAATAGTACAGCTTAAGAAGACAATACGCAGTCAATATTACGGGTCACAGCTATCTGAGATAGCAAGGAATGTTGATTCATTTGCTGAACAACAAAATCCCTATGCCCCAGAAAGCATTGTTACTCAACAGTTAAGGTTTATGCAGGACGCATTGCGTACCGGCAGCACTGAACAGTTCCCAAAACCTTTGCAAGAATTGCTTAGTTCTTTTGGCTTTACACAAGAGTTTCTTGCTCAAGAAGGTATGGCTGGTGTAAGGAACCAATTAGCATCACAGTTGGCTGTTATAGAGGGCAATAAAGAAGAGATATTTAACAGCGAAAGAGCAGCTAGAACGGTTCAGCTTATAGACAACAGAATAGCTGGTGGCTTTGTTGTTAGCGCAGATTCAGCACAAACTTATATGAATTCTATTGGTTTGCAGGACGCTTATGCTGTTGCTGATGCTTTGCCCGTTATATTGAAAAACGGTGCTGGTCACAAAGACACAGGTCGTCTTTATAGCCTTTTGATGGGCAACGGCCAGTTGCCTAAGTCTGTTAAAACTATGCTTGGGGATGTCGGTGTCGTCAGAGACATCATTGCTCGTGACCCAAACATGCTTCCCATCCTGCAAAATTTTTACCGCCAAGCGACAACATTCCAACCATTCGACGCAGAAACTGGTATGGGTACAGGCCTTCCTATTTACACAAACAGGGGTCTAAGTGAAGATGCGACAGTATTTTGGAATACACTTGAAGCATACTCAAACTCTGTACGCACACTTGATGTTGAAGGGTTCTTTGCAAGGCAGTCTGCATTTGACCAGATGCCAAAAGAAGACAGGAAAGCATCTGTAAAAAGAATACTTGGTGATAATGTAAAGCTTGAAGATTTTGTTATTGAATCAACCGGCGCTAGTCCTTCTGATTACAATCAGATTTCCTTTATGTCGAGTTATGCTGACGAATTACTTCTAATGCACGGCAAAGAAAAAGCTGCACAAATTTTAAGGTCTACTGCAAATCAGGTGTTTGTTGATGAGAAGATTATCTTTGGAAATTTCCCATCTATCTACTCAGTGCAAAAATCCTACAAAGGTGAAGAACAGACAATATTTTTAACCGATGTTGCGGAGCAATTGTTAAGAAGCCCTCAGTACAGTTCTGATATGAAGGCAGGCGAAGATTACTTCTTAATGCCAGATCCAAGGGAAGGCACTGTCTTTCCTGTGTTTACAATAGTTGACGCTAATGGTGTCCCGTTTACAGCAGGACAAGAGGTTTTACAGGTTGGCCCGAATAGTGTTCTTGCTTACAGGGCAAGCCAAACAAAGAAGACTAGGGAGCAGTTAATTGCAGAGGCAATGGAACAGCGAGAGCGCACTTTGCGTAATCGCAAGGCATTCCCACAACAAGATGCATTCTTAGCTGGCATTGGAACAATGGGTATTATGTAATGGCAGCTATCGATGTAGGGCGTAGAGACTTTTTTATTGCGGCTACCCCCGGCTTTCAAGATCAAGTTGATCCAACTTGGTTCGAGGGCTGGAGGGCAAATGTTGCATATAACAACATGCCCATTGTCGAGTCTTTTGAAGAGTTCCGTCTTTTCAATGAAGTTCAGCCAGACCCAAATTTCAATCCTGTTGAAAATCTAACAGATGAATATCTGCCCTTTTATGAAGACTTGATGAGGGCGAAAAATGTTGATCACTTTAACTATCTAAAGATGCGCGTTGATCGTGCTAATGCACGTCGCGCAACTATGGCAAGATCACATTGGTCAGCAACACTTGCTGGCGGGATTACAGATCCGTTGTTCCTTACAACATTTGTTCCCGGCCTAAATGCAATAGGGCTTGGCAAGACTATAGTTAGCGCTGCGGGTCGAGCAACTGCGCTTGGCTTTGGCTATGGTGTCGCCTCTGAGGCTCGTCGTGCGCCATTTGCTGTGGCTGATGAAGACTATGAGTCGGCAATGAACATTGCTACCAGCACTGCTATTAGTGGTTTCTTTGGCGGTGCATTAAAGGGTGCTGGGTATATGACACCCTTCATCAAATCTACTGCCGCCAAAGTTGGCCGCGTTGCCCGTGGTGAAAAGATAAATCACATCTGGTCAGGTGATGGTGTGAATCTTGATAGCGGATATGTAGGGCAATCTGGTGGAGATTTTGATGCGGTAGTGGGCAATCCTCTTGGCAGCCCATCTCAACGTATGTTGTCTGACCCAGCAATGCCGCAAAGTGTAAAAGAGATGTTTGTTAATTTGACATACAACTCATCTGTTCCCCTGCAAGGTAATCGCTCTGGGCTTGCTGCACAATCTGTTTCACAACTATCAGCACCATATGAAGGCTTGGTACGTCGCGTTGAAGTTCAGATGCGAGATTTCCACGCGCAACATCTTGGGGTTGGTGATGAGGCTGTATCTATAGCTGGTGTGTATAGCCCGTTTACAAGAGAGTTTGATGATTTTGTTGCGGACACATTCAAGCGGTACATCTTATCCGATGCTCCAGATCCAGCAATGCGTCGTGCTGCTCTTGATGGCATAAGCGATCCGCAGCGTGAGGCAATCAAAGTCATTACCAAATTATTTGGTGATATGGGTGAAGATGCGAAGTTCTATGGTCTATTCCCCGGTCAGGAACAAATTACAAAGAAGATTGCCAACTTAAAGCAGCGCATCGATGACAAGGCAAAGGTTATAGCTGACATAGAATCAAAGCGACGTGCTGATGGCACATTGTCGGCTAAGGCCAACAAAACACTTTTGCAGTTAGAGGCTGAACAAGTAGCGACTCGTGGCAGAATTGACATGCTTGAAGATGCTCTTACTCGCCCACCTCGGCGTGATTTTAAGTTTGGCATCTATTACAACAAAGAGTTGTTGCTGTCTGATGATGCTGCGCGAGAAGGTCTGACTCGCAAGTTTGAGGATCACTACTTTAGACAGCGCATGCAGGATGAAAATCTTTCATATGCAGAAGCAAAAGCTGGCTATTCGGAAAGTGTACGCGAGGATGCAGAAAGAACGCTGAAACGCATCCTTGAAGAAGACGCAGATGATTTAGAAGATTTGATGCCAGCTAACGATATCAAAGGCGGCTCAAAACATTTAGCGCATCGTAAGACTAACATCCCAGAACATGAAATCCTTGAGTACATGCACCTTAGTATGGATGCTGTACATGCGTATGTTACTCGAATGGGAAAGCAGATTGCTTTTGCCCAGAAGTTTGGCGGCAGGAACATTGATGAAGTTCTAGCTGATATGACTCAAGATATGGAGAAGGCTGGTCTTTCTACAAAAAAGATTGCAGATGCTAGGACTGCTTTTGTCGGCGATTACAGCCGTGTTATGGGAACCTTTAGGCGTAATCCTGATAGGTTTGACAACCAAATGGCGCAAGCTGCAAAGGGTATAACTGCATGGAGTTATCTGCCGTTGGCTGGTGTTTCAGCAGTTACAGATTTTGCTTCTATTGCTCTGGCTCATGGATTCAAAGATGTGTTCAGAGCGGGTAAGGCTGGGCTTGCTGATTTTGGTTATGCTGGTGGGGTGCTGAAAGAGGCGCAGTTTGCTGGTGAGGTTCTCGATGTTACTAGGGCAGTACACCAAAGAGAGATGGTGTCTGACAGTGTAAAAAGAATAAACCCAACTAAGACAGAAAAGTTTGTGTCGATTGGTAACTCTGCTTTTTACACCTTGAATGGTCTTGCCCCTATTACATTTGCAGGCAAATTTTTAGATCAGTTAGTTGTAAACAATCGCTTCATCACAATGTCACGCAAAATGGCAGCGGGTAAGCTTGATAAGTATAACTCTGAATACTTGCGTAGATACGGCATTGATGAAGAGTTTGCTGAATACATTTCTAAGATGCCCGTAAGTAAACACAAATCTATGCAGATGTTTTATGCAAACACTGACGAGTGGCCTGCGAACACGCCCCAAGAAAGGGCTAAGATTAGACAGTATCAAGCAGCGACAGCCGCGCATGCGAACAACACGATCATCATGGGACAAACTTTTGATAAGCCTCTAATGATTGATGGCATTGTCTACATGCGTGATAACGCATTCTTCAGAATGATGAGGAAAAAATATCCAGAGTTGTACAAGATAGATAGGCAGGCATCCTACAAAGATGTTCAACTTGTTCGACTTGAAAGTGGGGCAATGACTTTGCCGTTTACTTTTATGAATTTCGCTTTTGGCGCAAACAACAAAATACTAAATGCTATCCGAGATCCAAATCGCAAACATAGATTGCAAGGCGCAGCAGCTTTGATTGGATTGTCTTACCTTTCTCTGTCTATTAAGAAATCTGACTACTGGTTTGAGAATAGAGACTCTCCAGAAATACTGGCAAGGGTCATCGATCATTCTGGGTTGGTTGGCATCTACAGTGATCTTGGATACATGGGGCTATCAATGGCCGTTAACGGCGGTTTGCTGCCCGAAGAGGGAGTTCTTGGCATCAAGCCTAAGTATGTATCCCCTAATAAAGAGGAGCGCATGATGGACGCTCTGACAGAGCCTTTTGGTGCGCCTGCTGGTCTTGCTCTGGCTTATGGTCGCGCTGCTGGGCATTTCTTAAATGGAAGGTATGACGAAGGTACGTCAGAGTTCTTCTATAACGCACCGTTTCTGGGGCTTCCATATATACGAGATGACGCAAAAGCATTGCTAGATATAGGGCGTTAAATTGTGCGTAGAGGCAAACGCATTAGCATGGTAGGGGTTAAACATGACTATTAGCTTATCAAACAACGCTGCTAGACAGTCTTATGCTGTTGCTCAAGGAGCCACTCAATCTTCTTTTACGGTTGGGTTTGAGTTCTTTGATGACGATGATCTGACTCTATATGTTGATGGCACAGCCAAAACCATAACAACACATTACACAGTGTCGGGTGGTAATGGCTCTACTGGCACAATCACGATGACAAGTGGGAATGAAGTCACTGGCATCAGTGGTGGCAGTACAGTTGTAATCACTAGGGACATAGATCTAGATCGTGTAACAGACTTCCCATCATCTGGACCGTTTGCCATTGCAACACTAAACACAGAACTTGATAGGTTCACAGCAATTGCGGCTGATCAGAAAGATGAGGCTGATAGAGCATTGAGGCTGCAAGACTTTGATGCGGCAGTCACTATGACCCTGCCTCTCAAGGCCGCAAGACTTGGCACAACACTTGGCTTTAATGCGACTACTGGTGCGCCGGAAGCTGGGCCAACGATTGCTGATGTCCAAGCATTATCTGCTATCACTGCTGATATAGGCGCTCTTGCAGACATTGAGGACGGCACAACAGCAACAGATGCCATCTCTGGCCTTGCTGCTATTAAAGCCAATGTAACCACAGTTGCTGGTATCACATCAAACGTAACTACAGTTGCTGGTATATCTAGTAATGTCACAAGCGTTGCTAGCAATACTTCAAATATTAATACTGTTGCTGGTAACAATTCTAACGTAAGCACGGTTGCCGGTGTATCTGGTGATGTAACAACAGTTGCGGGCATAGCGAGTAATGTTACTGCTGTTGCTGGAGATGCTACAGATATCGGCGCTGTTGCAGCCAAAGCTACAGAAATAGGTCGTCTTGGCACATCTGATGCAGTTGCTGATCTAGCTTTGCTTGGCACATCAGATGCCGTTAGCGACATGAATGCCCTTGCTGCAATTGTAGGTAACATTAATACCGTATCTGGTGTTGCCAGTAATGTAAGTACAGTCGCAGGAATAAGTGCAAACGTAACAACAGTTGCGGGCAACAATTCAAATGTAAGCACTGTTGCCGGTATTTCTTCAGATGTTACTTCTGTTGCTGGGATTGCAAGCAATGTCACTACGGTTGCTAATGACGGCACAGACATTGGCACAGTTGCTGGAATCTCTTCTAACGTAACCACCGTTGCAGGCATTTCATCTAATGTGACCACTGTTGCAGGCATATCTAGTAACGTCACTTCTGTAGCTGGCAAGGCTACAGAGATTGGTTTGCTTGGTGTAAGTGGCGTTATAACTAATATGGGTGTGCTTGGCACATCAGACGCTGTATCAGACATGAACTCTCTGGCAGCGATTAGTTCTGATATTAGTGCCTTGGCCGGTGCGCTTGAAAAAACTTACACAGTTACAGTTACGAATCCTGGTTCTGGAAATGTGTTTGTTTTGGATGGCAGCAATGCGCCAACAATCTCATTGTTTAGAGGTAACACCTATATCTTTGATCAGTCGGACAGCAGCAATACTGGTCATCCGATTGCATTTAAAGATAGTGGTGGGTCTGCTTACACGACTGGCATAAGCAGCACTGGTACTCCCGGAAGTAGTGGCGCAAAAACCACATTTGAAGTTGCATCAGATGCGCCAAGCAGTTTGCGGTATTATTGTACTGTTCATGGCAATGGCATGGGCAACACAATTACTGTTACTGATAGTAACATTTCTCTAGTCGCTACCAATATTGCAAATGTAAACACTGTTGGTGGGGCGATCAGCAATGTAAACAGTGTTGGTGGTTCAATAGCCAATGTAAATACTGTTGCCACCAATCTTAGCGGTGTAAACAGTTTTGCAGAACGCTATCGCGTTGGCTCATCAGATCCAACAAGCAGCCTTGATGAAGGTGATTTGTTCTACAACACCACTTCAAATGCATACAAATTTTATGATGGCAGTAGCTGGCAAACAGTGAATGTTGCTGGCATTGGTTCTATTGCAGATGACAACACTCCTCAGCTTGGTGGCAATCTTGATGTTGTGACGCATAGCATCGTCAGCACATCAAATAGAGATATAGCTATTACACCAAACGGCTCTGGCTCTGTCGTTCTTGACGGTCTGTCATACCCACAAGCTGATGGTTCTGCTGGCCAGTTCCTAAAAACAGATGGCTCTGGCGCACTGTCTTTTGCCACTGTTTCGCAGCCTAGCAACGCCACCACAAGCGCAGCGGGTCTTATGTCTGCTGCCGACAAGACGAAGATGGATGCAATAGAAGCGTCTGCTGATGTGACAGACGCAACCAATGTTGCAGCCGCTGGTGCTGCTATGCTTGCTGGGGCTAGTTTTACAGGGGCTGTTGATGTCGATGCTGCGCTTGTTGCAAACTCAGTTGGTATTGATAACGGATCAAACGATTGGGTCTTCAGTGTTTCAAGCAATGCTTTGATATTTTCTTACGGCGGCACGGCAAAAGCCAAGCTAGACAGTAGCGGCAACCTGACCGTCATTGGCAATGTTACCGCATATGGATCGATCTAATGGCTATTGCGGCATCAGGGGCTGTAAGCCTTTCTGATTTTAGATCAGAGTTTGTTGGCGGTTCCGCTGCTATTTCGCTTGGCGATCTGTACCGTGGCGGCAGTAACATTAGGGCCAAGGCTGGCAACAACACAGCTACGAATCTTGCAGCCAATGTACCAGCAAGTGGTGCAATTGATTTTGCTGACTTCTATTCACAAGCAAAAGGTTTTCGCAAAACCTATAGCAGCGGCGCAACGAACCAAGATGCGTCTGCCGTTTTTGGTGACGACTATGCTGTCAACTACCCGAAAGAAATTGTGATCAACAGCGGCGTCGAGCTAGGTGCAACTAGCACCTCACAAGAGGCGTTGCAGATAGATAGTGGTTTGTCTGGTGGC